TTGAAGGTGATCCATTCCTAGCTGAAACCCACGAAGGTGCCTTGGACCGCTTGACCTTGATTGCCACGCAATTACAAGAGCAAATTGATCGCTCAGTAAAGGTTGTTGAGACAAGTACAACCACTGGAATTACCGTACAAGAACTATCAGCTAATGCGGTTCTTGTGGTAAATGCAGGCGCAACTGGTTTTGAGATGGGCCCAACACCGTCGTCAATTACGGCATCAGCGACGGCCGCGGCAGCGTCGGCAAGTGCTGCTGCGTCATCAGCGAGTGCAGCATCCACCTCAGCTAGTAATGCCTCAACTAGTGCAACTAACGCCTCAACATCGGCTGGCAGCGCGTCGACTAGCGCGACATCAGCCACGGCTAGTGCAAGCAGTGCGACAAGCAGTGCCACCAGTGCGACAAGCAGTGCAAGTGCCGCATCGACAAGCGCAGCCAATGCTGCTGCATCAGCTTCTACAGCTACTACTCAAGCTACTAACGCCTCAACATCGGCATCGTCGGCAAGTGCTTCAGCAACAACCGCTACTAATCAAGCAACGGCTGCCGCGTCATCAGCAACATCAGCTGAATCGGCACGTGATGCGACGTTAGCAGCCTATGATTCATTTGACGATCGGTACCTTGGAAGCAAAACTTCTGATCCCACCTTAGATAACGACGGCAATGCTCTGGTTGGCGGTTCGTTATACTTTAACTCTAGTTCTGGTATCATGAAGCTATACAATGGGTCTGCTTGGGTAGCAGCCTATGTCTCAGGAGCTGGCTTTGTAGCGCAATCGTCAACGACTGGAGCTGCATATCTTCCAACGGGGACCACGGGCCAGCGAGATGCAGCACCGGCCGCTGGATATATACGCTACAATACGACATTAAGTAAACCAGAGGTATATAGTGGCGCTGCCTGGGGATCAGTTGGCGGGGGTGCAACCGGTGCAGGAGGTGATGAGGTATTTGTAGAGAATGCTAGAACGGTAACGACTACCTATACATTGTCTACAAATAAGAGTGCAGCATCAGTTGGCCCGATCACAATCAATAGCGGCGCAAGTGTAACTGTGCCAAGCGGACAAAGGTGGGTAATATTATGAGCATCATTCTTCAAGGAAGTACGTCGGGTAGCGTTACATTACAAGAGCCGGCCGTTGCTGGTACTACTGTATTAGATTTGCCGGCGACATCGGGTACGCTGGATCGTACTAATCGTGCGGGCAATGTGTTGCAAGTGGTACAAACTGCATATACAACAGAAGATTCAACCACTACTGCTAGTCCATCCATGGCAAACACAGGATGTACGGCAACCATTACTCCCATTTCATCATCAAATAAAATTTTAGTTATGATGTCTTTGGCCACTCATCATGCGGCCGCGTCTCAAAATGCTCATGCTAGAATTATGCGCGGTAGTTCTGCCGCTTTTTCTGGAATCACGGGGGATTATTGGTCAACTAGCGGAAGTGGTATTAGTGGAAATATCAATATTCAATGGCTAGATTCCCCAGCAACAACATCAGCAACAACATATACAGTTCAATTCTCTGTTGCTGGTGGTGGAACTTTACGAATAAATAGGGATTATAACGGCAATAATAATGGAGTTACTTATTTAACCTTGTTGGAGATTGCGGCATGAACCACGATGCTATATATAAACTAAATCCATCCGTAGTTACTATTCGTGGGGATAAGGCATACGATATTAACGATAACGAAGTTATATATGATAAAGCCGCAGTTAACGCCTGGGTCGATCCTGATGCCTATAAAAATGCAAGGGTTAGAGAATACCCACCCATCACCAATTACATCGATGGCGTCGTAAAAGGCGACCAGGCACAGATTGATAAATATATTGCCGACTGCCTGGCAGTCAAGGCTAAGTATCCGAAAGGAGCCGCATAATGGCCGTCATCATAAATGCTAGTACCAGCACAGGCCTGGTACAAAGTGCCGATACATCAGGCATTATCCAGTTTCAATCTAACGGGTCAACGAAGGCCACGCTTAACTCGTCGGGATTCTCTTATCCTGGCGCCGTGTTGCAAGTGGTTCAAGGAAGCACTATTACTGAAGTTACATCTTCAACTAATTCTTATGTTTCAACTACTTTATCTGCTTCAATAACCCCTAAATCTTCAAGTAGTCAAGTTTTGATTATGTTTTCAGTTGGTGGAATACTCACTGCAAGCGGAACTTATGGTCTAGGATATGCTATTTATAAAGGTGGTTCAGCAGTATGGACTGATACGAATTCTTACGACTCAAATTATCATAATGCAAGTTCAGGTGGAATAAGAGTTTCAAGAGGAAATGTTCAATATTTAGATAGCCCAGCAACCACTTCTTCCACTACATACACAATATATTTTGCTGTTTATACAGGAACAATAGCCGTCCAAAATAGTGGTGCAAAGTCATTTATTACATTAATGGAGATTGCGGCATGATTGATGCGATAAGAAAACTATACCCACAAGTTACAGTAACTAGAGGCGATATAGCCTACGATGCCAACGGCAACGAAGTAGCATACGATAAGGCCGCAATCCAGGCTTACGTTGACGCTCATGCTTACATCGCTAAACGCGTCGCAGAATACCCATCCATCGGCGATCAGCTAGACGCATTGTGGAAAGGTGGCGACGCCGCCGCTGAAATGCTTGCCAAGGTCCAGGCCGTCAAGGCCAAGTATCCGAAAGGAGTAGCATAATGCCGATAACATTGAATGGCGATACTGGGATTGTTACTCCCATGTACAACGGGAGTATTACTGCTAATGCGGTAACTCCATCCGTTAATATGAAGAACCGCATCATAAACGGTGCGATGGTTATTGACCAAAGAAATGCTGGTGCTAGTGTTGATACAACAACAACTGGAAACCCAACATTTACTCTTGATAGATGGGCTTATCAATGTTCAGTAGTATCTAAATTTACAGTTCAACAAAATGCTGGTTCTGTAACTCCACCAGCAGGATTTATTAATTATTTAGGTGCAACTTCTTCATCCGCTTATTCTGTTGGTGCAAGCGAACTTTTTTTGCTTACCCAATCTGTAGAGGGTTTAAACTGCACAGATTTAGGGTGGGGAACTGCAAACGCTAAAACAGTAACAATGTCATTTTGGGTGCGTAGTTCTTTAACTGGTACTTTTGGCGGCTCATTAAGTAATAGTGCTTTTAATCGGTCTTATCCATTTAGTTACACAATTTCAGCCGCAAATACTTGGCAACAAATTAGCGTAACTATTGCTGGCGATACATCAGGCACATGGCTAACAACTAACGGCATTGGCATTAGGGTTTATTTTGGTCTTGGTGTAGGCTCTACTTATAGCGGAACTGCTGGTAGCTGGACTGGTAGTGGATTGTTTTCAGCCACAGGTGCAACATCCGTAGTCGGCACAAACGGAGCAACTTTCTACATCACAGGAGTTCAGCTAGAGGTAGGCTCTACAGCTACTAGCTTTGATTACAGACCTTACACTACAGAACTACAGCTTTGCCAACGCTATTATGAATCTACAGCTGACATTGGAACTGTTATTACTGCACAAAACTCTACTTATCGTTCAAATTGTTCTGTTTATGCTAGTTCTAATTATTTTGGACCAGTTGTATTTCAAGTTAAAAAACGAGCCGTACCCACAGTGACTTTTTACTATTCAACTGACTCAGGTTTTTTATCTGGATACACAACAGGCGGTGCTTCTACAGTAAGTGCAGGATCTCAAAATGAATCTCAATATGGATGCAATGGAGTTATTTCAAGCGTTACTAATTTAAGTTTTGTTCAAGGCAATTGGGTTGCCGCTGCGGAGTTATGATTATGTATAAATTAAGATTTAATGAATTAGATCAAAAAGTAGATGGTGTTATTCGTTTAGCTGACAATGCCAACATTCCCTTTGCACCAGACAACACAGACTACCAAGCATACCTAAAGTGGGTAGCTGAAGGTAATACTCCATTGCCGGCTGACGAATAGATATAGCATTGGAGAACTAAATGACCGACGATCTTAACCAGCAAATCGGCCGCCTTGAAGCGCACGTCGAGCAACTCCAGCGTGACATGACTGATATAAAGGGTAGCATCAAAACCATGAGCGATCAGATGAATCGCTGGCGCGGAGCTGGTGCCATTCTGCTAATGGTCGGCGCAGTATTTGGATGGATGGTGGACATACTTTACAAGGCCCTGGGAAAGTAAGCGCATGATATGCCAGACCCATTTGGATTGTCCGAAGGGGCCAAGGCTCTTGCTGCAAACCTTGACTCTAGTAGAGAGGCATCAAAGCAACTTAGTAAAAGTATTGAAGGAGTCCAGCAAGACGCAGTTGATGTAGCGCAGCAGAAGGCGCAAGAAAGACGTAGAGCAGCAAAGGAAGCAGAGTTTAAGAAGGAACGAGCCCTGATTAAGGCCCTTGAATCTTGGAACCACAAGAAACAAATCAGTGATCAGGAAGCAAAGCTTAAGATAGACTTTGTTAAGAAGTACGGCGCAAAGGAATGGGAAGCAGTTTTAAAAATTAAACTGGATATTGAAAATATGGAACGCAAATCTAACGAAGAATTTCAGCACGATCTAAAGGAAGTTAGAAGAGTGCAGTACATGTGTTTTGCGTTAGCAGCAATCATTGCGTGGTATTTAACTTGGGGGATTAAGTAATGTTTCCACTAGATGCAATTTTAAATATTGGCGGTAAGATACTTGACAAGGTCTTTCCTGACCCGGCTCAGGCAGAACAGGCAAAGCTTAAATTACTTGAGATGCAACAGACGGGTGAGTTAGCTCAGATTGCAGCAGATACGGCGGAGCAGCAAGAGCTTACTAAAAGACAGGAAGCTGATATGGCTAGTGATTCTTGGTTAAGCAAGAACATTCGCCCAGGCACCTTAGTCTTTATCCTCTTTGTATATTCTGCTTTTGCCATGATGTCTGCTTGGGATATTGAGGTAAACAATAACTATGTAGAACTGCTTGGACAGTGGGGAATGTTGATCATGTCCTTCTATTTTGGTGGACGTACCCTTGAAAAGATCATGGATATGAAGCGGAGCAAAGATGAACCTAAGTCCTAATTTTACCCTTGACGAACTAACACACACTGACCACCGGGAGTTAAGCAATGAACCTAACGAATCTGAAACAGCAAACCTTAAACGTCTTGCAGACTTTCTTGAGCAAGTTAAAACAGTACTGGGCGGCAAGCCGGTCATGGTTAATAGCGCGTTTAGATCCAAAGCAGTAAACGACGCAGTAGGATCCAAGGACACCAGTCAACATCGCATTGGCTGCGCTGCGGATATCCGTGTACCAGGGATGACGCCTGACGAGGTGGTAAGAGCAGTCATTGCATCTGGACTAG